ACACACCCACCGAAGCAATATCTATCATATGCCACTATTAGGTGCAGGCACTTTTTGAAGAGCCTGACCATACTCCCATACCAGGAGAGATGCCTTCATTGGGATTCAGACCAATCCAAACTATTTAAAGTAAACCCATTATAATTACCGTTTAGGGTTTTTATTAAGATAGCTGCCTGATTCCATGGGACTTTACTTAGGTCCCTACAACATTAAATCCTCTTCTCTTCTGAGTCTTGAAGTTGATACAGAGCATAACATCTTCCCACTTTATTCCCATATTGCTGAGGTGGGGGTCTCTCCGGAGCTTCAGATACATCAACTTATAGAACCTCACAAGGACACTCTCTATACTGCATGATCTCAGCCTTGGCTTTAGTGTTCCTTTAATGGAGTCCATGTCAATGGATTTGATCCTGCCGATTGTGTCGGCGTCGTAGGGCTCTGCATGTGCCAGGACGCTCACAACTAGTTTCAGCAAGATATCCTGTATTCTCCTAGCTTTTCGTCTCATCCTGCAGAAGGAGTCAATTCTGTCTATCTCTCTCATTCTTTTTGAAAATACAGTTATCATCTCCAACCTGTTCTTGAAGGTGAATGCACTTATCTGTTGTCTGGTGGTCGAAGTGTGAGAGAAGTTTTGCCCGGGCTTGTCCTGGTGCGTTGTCTCTGGTCCGGTGTGCACCACTTCTTCATACAGATGATGAAGGGGAGAGAGATTAGTGAGGTAATTCTCATTGCTCAACTCTACTATCAATAATAGAGCAGGGACCTTCACTCTAGGAAATGTGTACACTCCGCTGATCCTCCTCTTCATGTCGATATCCAATCTAGAAAGTCGGGATCCTCCCATGACAGAAAAGGCACGACCTCTGGAGTTTAGAACCTCCACCAGGATGTCATGTTTTTGGGATAGCACCAGTCCTGTTCCGTCGGGGAGATCTTCTTCTGAGTATGACATGATGACCGGACACTGACCCAACTTGCCGTTTCTGAATTTCTCTAGGATGTTTCCGGTTTCTTCATTGGATAGCTCATCAATCATTATGTGGATGGGCTTGATGAAGCTTGATCTTGTCTTGATAGCTAGATAAAGAATCTCTGCGGACTCAATCTCAATATCCATCACAATGAAATCCACGTCCACATGACAGATAAATCTTTGAATTAAATCTGCCCATTCCTGTACCGATGTTTCCTCTCCTACTGCAAAGATGGGTAAGAGCGTTGGAAGATCCAACAGTTCCGACTCATGGGACATGTGGATGTGTCCCAGCTCAGGAACATCCTCAAAATGGTACATGTCCGGAATGTTGGGATCTCCGGTTGATGACAGTTCTTTCAGGAGGTTGTCTGGGTGGGCACATATGATAGGCACCCTTACACTGACAAACTGGTGAGCGGAACACATACTCATACTCATGGCATCCTTTGTCCTCATGTTCATCATTCTTCTCAGAATATCCAAACAGTCAGGGCATCCTACCAGCATGGGACTTTTCCCTAACTTATACATTACGATCTGTAGGGGCAGCCACCCTAGAACACTGTTGGGGTAGCATAATATGTTGATGGGTTTGTCATTCTCCCATGTATCTGATACTACAGATGATGAAACCCCCTCCAGCTGACCCTCTGTAGCCCAACCGAGAGCAGACATCTTGTCTGCCATTCCTTGCAGAGTGTCACACAGAACATCAAGAGACCTGCAGCTTTGGATGTTTATGGTGGGATCCACATAGCGGAGAAGTGTCATCTTTTTCCTGTAAAGAATCAGACATGCATCCACACAGACCTTTTCTCTGGCAAGTATCATGAAGCTTTTGGACATTCCGTGTTTTCTCCCAAGGGTTTCTATCACAAGGATTGAGCTGATACAATCAACAATCCTATCATGGGAGGATCCCAGTACTGTGATGTCTTCCAAAATCATGGGAGCAATACTCTGGCTGTCTTCTATGGCGAGCCTCCGTGTGTAGTCCATCTTGATGTTCTCACTCTCTACATAGACAAGCTGATTTAATGGCAGTGTGGGAAACGACACAGGAATGGTTGGAGCGGTGGAGTCGGGAGGGATGGGTTCTATCTCTGTTATGCATGTTGAACAGCATTCATGAGCATGATACTCCGTAATAGAGTCTGTAAAACGGGGTATCATCATATATCTGAGCATGAACCGGACACATGTGATCATACAGGATTGAAAATGTATGTACTCATTCTTCCCCGATCTGGAGTGCTCTACCCATGTGGAGGTGCATAGACTCAAGTGAGTGCTGGCAGTGTTCAGGAAGTTCGGTATGCCCCCATGGGTGTTTGCATCTGTGTTCCTGCGATGGTCGTAGCTTCCTCTGATAGTTTCTTCTCTCACCCAGACTATCTCAGGATCAACATTCGAAACCGCCTGAAGAGTTGCAGCTATGATCTTCCCGAATGCGGATTCAGCAGGGTATCTCCATCCTATCAACTTTTGGATGCTTACTGCTCGTTTCAGCACATCCTCATCACCATAAGCTGAAGCTATATCAGTAGCCTTAAATCTTTCCTTGGTGTAAGATCCGAAATAAGGCTTGCAAGGACCTTTGATCGACCAGATATCCCCTGTAGTCTGACGCCCATCCTGAATTGTGATGTACCCTGACATACATAAGTGACCGTTCTTAGGCACAACATTCAAGTATTCAGCGGGATGCGGGACTGTTACTCCAAGAACTTGCTTTTTGTAAGATAAAGATCGCATGGAGTCTGCTGTCAGTCTGGAGCAGGAGGAGAACTGTAGATCGTGTGGCAGTTTGTCCCGGACATGTAGGTACCCGATGTATCTCACTTCTGACTCTGCCAACTCGGATACCACAGACATAGTTTCGTTCATCCGTCGTATCGTCCGTGTCTTGTCAATGCGAGATATTAAGCTGTTGGTCACACCATATAATGATGCTTTCGCAATCTCATGAAGGACCTTTGGATCAAGCTTATTCCCGGAGCATAGAGCTGTATAAAAGGCCCTCTCGTTGTCTTTGCTTGCAACTGACACAAGGTTCACAAAATCTGGGTTGTTGTGCTTTGCAACCGATAAAACTGCTTCTCTGGCATTCTCTCTGAGTGTTGAGGTGCTATGAGAGGGACTGTCATGGGATATGGATGCTGGATCCTCTACTAGTTTCTCATAGTTGGGCTGCTGACTGAATGATATCCCTTTTAAGGTCCCCACTGCAATACCCAGGCTGATGTCAATCTTCATCAATCTTTCATGCATTTTGTTCAAAAACATCACCCCTTCAGTAACAGGATCGGGAAACCCTCTTTCTGTTAGATTAAAACAGTTCGACAACCCTGGGCCTCCGAATATGGAAGGGAGGTACAATATCTTTGCCCAGAAGTGCACTATGTCCATTTCATCGATCTGTACACTCCTCTTGGTCCCCTGCCTTACCACCTCAAAGCTCCCAGATAACAATCCCCCCTCAGTCACATAGAACAGAGGATTCATGGATCTCGAGAGTTCTGCAATGTAAAGTCCCCACAAGCATTTCATGGTGATGACTCCAACTATAAAATGTTCCTTCTGCATTGCAGCTTTCAGGATTGTGCTCACACTGTTGCACATTAATGCTGTAGACATCACAGATGAATTAGAGAATGGGAAGCATCTGCTTATCTGCTTCATTACTGTTCTTAATGGCCTGCCCTTGTAGTACATGTGCTTGTTGTACATGAATAGTGATGTGCTGGTCCAGGTTTCACTGGCTTTCAGTGGTAGGCCTCTACGATCGAAATGGTCCTGCAATTCAGCTAAGAAAGACCTCATTTTATCCCTCACCTTTCTTTTTCCCTCTTGGCTGATTTCCCCGTCCTCAGATAGATCAGATGTTCGTATTGTGACTGTGAGAACCTGATTATCACCCCCCCCCACTAATGATGCATCCATCCCCAACCTATCGGCCACATATTTGATATCACACACAGTCATTATGGTCCATCCTTTCTGACGAAGGCCTTCCTTACCAGATCCATCCCCGGTCCAGGAGTTTATACCATCTACTACCACACCTGTTACGGGGTCGGCCACCAGAGGTCTCTCGCCAGAGCTAAGATATATCACACAGTTCTTGAGCATTAGATGAGTTTGGTCATATAGTCCGGGAGAGCCAAATGCCTGTCCAAGTCGTGAGAATACTGGATGGCAGATATCATATCTCATCTGCTGATTCCACTTCATGAAATCCATGTTGACTACGTATGTTACAGACCTGCTCTGATCTGATTGATTTCCAGACAACTTACTCATTATCTTGGTCATCTCCAGAAGGTTGATAGACATTGTTATCTCAGGAAAATATTTCAAAACCTTATCATTCAACAACCCCTCAGTAGACGTCACATACAATCTGAATTCATGGGTCATCAAAGAGAAGAATCTGGGCTTGACCTTCAATTCTCTCTCTTTTGGGTAGATCCCAATCATAAGATATTTATTCTCGAGACCATTCTCCCCTACCTTCTCCAGGAACTCTCTCATGGGCCCTAACGGAGTCATAATGGTTTTCAGAATGACCCTTCTCATATCTTGATTGAAAACATGGCCACGTGTGATCAAGTTGTGATGCAGCTCCTCCCTGTTTGGTGATATTGCCTTGTCTTTTACCGTATGGATAATATTCCAAGATGTAGGGATCTCAAAATTCTGATCCAGTACTACCCACTCCCAGTCCTCCATACTGTAGCCTATGCTAGCAGTGTTGAAAATGGTGTTACTCTTTAGGCACCTCAGAAGGTAAATGCCACTTTCTGCCTTAGACATTGGCACATGTTCTGGTCTCTCTATATGGTGCAGAGGATACACACCGTGCTTCTTTCTGAAATTAGAGAAAAATATCTCCATGAACTTTCTTCCTACTGACTCTCCCAATGCCAGGTCTGTATCCTTCTCCTTCAATGATACAGATCGCATCTTTTCCATCCCCCCATCTATGTCAATAATGGGGTGCCCCCATATCCGATACAACCCATGCAGGTCTGCCAGCTGATCTATATTGACATTCTTTAACAGGTCGTACATCTGCCTTACATACACCCCTCCTCTGGGAGAGACATCCCGTAATACCTCCTGCAAGAAAGAATCCCCATTAAGCTTTAAATCATCATCATCTCTGGAGATTATGATCCCCACAACTAGCGCTTCGAATCCTGACACATCCGAATACCCCTCATTTCCAACATCAGATAGAAGATCATCATAAATTTTAAGAACTCTCTCTATAAGATCAGGCGATGGACAAATATTTCGAATCAACGGCATCATTATACTGGAATACAAGAGGATATTGTATCTTTCTTGTATCTTATCCGCCGCACATATGAAATAAGGCATAGGGGCCCACAGTCTTTTAGACCCTATCTGTATGTGTACTAAGTCAGTGTTCAAGGTGATAATGAACTCTGGCTCTATCATCACTTGTATGTGCTCCTGTATCACATGCAGATTATTCAACCCACTGTATCCCATGATTTCCTTACTCCGAATGGTTTTTAGATTGTTCTTCATCATAAGTAAGAAACAGAGAATCCTGACAACATCGGACATGCAAGGGAAGAGAACTTTGTGCGACTGAAGACAAGATGATACATGATTCTTTATAGACATATCCTGAAAGAGCCTACCATTGTACAGAACATCACACTCTGCTTCAACAAGAATCCCTATTCTCTGTGCATCCACTGTCATTAGATCCATCCCCGCCAAATCCCGAATTATACAATTCTGATTCAAAGGAGTCTTTAAGGATGCTATAGCCCACAGAAACTGTAAACAACTTATATTAGTCAACATCGTCCCCATATCACCGATTAAGCGTACCATTTTAGCTTCCTCTTTGACAAATATATGTGATGACCTATAATCATCAATACTTTTAAGAGCAGACTGGAGATGATAGTCCCCCCCTTCATGCATATCATCGTGAACCTGAGCCCATTCATTGTCATCCCTATCACCGAACCAATCGTCTTGTCTATCTTCCCAGTCTGTTTCATCCATAATATGTTGGGTTTTTATTAATATCTTAACCAACTTGAGTAGATGTGTTCCCTACATCGGCTGGACGGAGGGATAATAGTATGTCCTCTCCTGGTTGATCTCCGTCAATCTACATCCAGTCTGGGTCGCTTGTTCGTCGAAATATGGACAAGAAGAGCTTCGTAGCATATATTGCAAGGAACGTGAAGCCGATGATGTAGACCCACTTAGTGAACCCTGTGAAGAATGACCAAATTCCACTTGCTACTATCTGAATATCTGTCCATACCTTGACCAGGATCAATACTATTGGGCTGCTAGTAACTGTAGAATAAGGAATGTTCTGATTGATCTGAGTGGATGTTTTATTGACATTGTACACAATGTGATCACTCAAAAAACTGAGTGTCAGTCCGATGTTGTCGGACACATTCTTGATTTGTGGGAACCATTTTGAACTCCTGATGGAGTTGGGGTTCACTCTTGGAGACCACTGTAATGGCCCAGTGTACGGGGGATACAAGACGGCTTCTCCCCTCCAGAAATTGAATTTGATAGGAAGATTTTGATCCATTGTTTGCTTGTACGGATTGACACTGCTGATGTTGCACATATCACTCTTATCAAAATAGGAGTAAACAGGGTTCCACCAGTTTGTATCTCCTGTGTCCAGGTTTCTTATCATAAACATGTTCTTATTAGCACAATAAGAGAGGGGGATAGCAAATGTATGACGGGTGTCCACTCGACATGGGACCACCCTCATTATCCCTCCATTCTGGACAGGCAACCACGGTCCGTTGGCTGTGTCCACCACATCTTCCTCATAGATCATCTGCTGAAATGACCTATCTGCCAGATCACATAGTGTCCCACAATATGTGTCTTCCAAGATCCCCACTGTGTCAGATATTGTTGTGAGAAGATCTGTTATGCCGGTATAACTAGGACTCTGAGACCCGAGTAATGCAGACACTCTTCCTGTGATAGAAAGGGATAAAGATTTATTCCCTTCCATATAAAATATCCCGTTAGATGAGACATTTATTTTTCCGACACATGTGTCCACATTCTCCTTCACCCCGTTGGTATTGATCAGCACACCTGAATCCAAACAGTGATACACTCCTAGCAGAGGGTTTAATCTACAATCCTCAACACTGGCCAATAACAGTGGACATTTAGAAGGAAGGATAATTGAAGACGCATTCCATAAGTGCCATGTGGATCCATAAAATACTCCAGAATCATTTAAATAAGAATAATTCCCTGTGTAAGGGTTCTTCACAACATAATCTCCATCCAGATCTGCACTGACTCCCCAAGCGTCAGGATATATTATAAATTTGTATCCAGACACTTCTATATCCTCCCAATAATTGCAATCCGGGTCATCTACAGTCTGATACTCTATCGCTGTCTTCCTGGTGTCTTCTCCCAACTGTAGGATCCGCTCCAGATAGGGTGAAAACTCAGATACATTCATCACAATCGGGGTAGAGGATTCCACATAAACCATGCATGTGCCCAGCAAACTAACATGAGATTTCTTAACAATAGAAAATGTTTCTACACCCATAACAGGGATGAAGTCTATTTTCTGAGAATATTGAAAGATGCTCAGAGAGGTCTGTCTTGTATCTGATGAATAAGAACATTGAGCTTTACAAATACCGTACCATTCAGACACGGAGAAACCTTCATCTGTTGTATTACAAGAATAAACGGGTACCATATCATACATGGTGTCTGAATGAGATGCACTGTACGCTTTCAGCCCGGGATCATTGAAGGCATTCTTGTTTGCCGGGTTCGGTATCTGGCTAGGAGCGTAACCGGAGGACTCTGGTGGAGGAGAGGGAGGTGACGGTATGACTGGCCCAGTGTTCCCCATGGGCCAGAACTCTCCTGTGTCAATTGAGAGGCTAACAGAGAATAATACCATGAGAACTAAATTTGTCATCATTAGAGTGCTAACCAGACTCATAGTGATCTGCGGAGGCATACGTATAGGTGGTAGTTGGGTTTTTATTAAAAGTGGAAAAGACATATAAGTAGACAATATTCAAAACCGACACATTTAACATTATTATAGGATAGTCTCATACATCATAAGAAAATTATTGAGAATTCATAGCTTGAATGGAACATCTTATTCAGAAGATGCACTAAGATTGTTTCAGGATTTTTGCCACTGCATCCATGATGCTCCCTGAAGGTGCCTTGGTTGGGGAGGTCTCACTCTTCCTCTTCATGGATTTTCTAAATAGAGTATTGACTTTGTGTGCAGCACTCCTTTGGTACTTACTTGCCAAGACTCTGATGTTCAGTCTTGCCTGTGATACTGCATTTCCACGTGGAGGAGCCCTTACATATGCTGCGAAGGATAAATGGCCTATGATCTTATTATCTTGTGATATGTAAGGTTTTTCTAGCGTGAGATGATAGCTTCCTGATAGGGGTGACTCTCCTGGTTGATTGACCACTTCCACCACGTGAGAATCATAATGAGGGGAGACTAGAGTCTCACCTTCCTTTATGACTAGAGTGGGAGTATCTTCCGAGTGGTCTGTAGAAGTAGTCATAAACACCATCTTCGCATTTGTATGGATAGCATGGATCCTACAGATCTGAATAATTGTCTTAGCAACTCTGGTAGGTAGATTAGTAGGAGTCCTCTTTATAGAATCAGGACGAGTAGTGGGGAGATTTAGAGCAGATTCGACCATGTCAAATATATCATGATAATGTAGTTCTCCTTCCTCAAATGATTTCTGCATCTCCTTTTCATACATATTGATCTTTATGATGTAATTTAGGGAAACAAACTGTCCTGTCACAGGGCTCAATAAGGAAACTTTTTCTCTATCCACTTCATATATCCCTTGAACAGAGGCATTAGTTTTCCCGATGACGTTAATCATGATGATGTTGGGTTTTTATTAAAGATACACATACAATACAGTTTTTACATACGTATATTATTATGACAGGAATACATTGTGCATAAAATATATTTTATAACGGGAAGCGTTGAATTATTTATTTCAGGAAAAATAAAACCACATGTGACTTTTCTTGCAATCTCTTCCAATCATCAAAACCTGGTAGTGGATGATTGAGTCTCTTTATTCAGTTCTCCAGTGATCTCTGATGCAAATGGTCGGTAAGATGACATATTAAATCTTGTAAATAGGGTCATATAATATAACATATCATCAGATGACATGGTGTAACCAGGCCGAAGACCGTCCTCCAAGAACTTCACCTTGTCCATCTCATCATCATTCAGCATGTACTTCAGGACCATCATATCTATGATGTCCATATCATCCTTCCTGGTAATTTTCTTGATAACATTTGGATAAGATTCACGGAATTCATCAAGGATCGGGATGATACTTGTTATATTCGATGAGAATTGATCACCTTGTGGATTTAGCTGATAAAAGATACTAGGCATTCCATGCCATGTTGGAGGTTCAACAGATATATTGACGTTGCGCACCCCGTTTTTAGGGTAGTTCTCAAATCCACTCACATACATATCAAATACTATAGATCCAAGTATTTCATCAGAGGATGTACCAGGTATGATATTGACCTTGTACGGGCAGTTTCTCAACTGTTCCTTATTTATGTAGATGGAAGTATTAATGATTATCTTCACAGCATGACCTATCATGCCTTTCCCCTTGAGGATAACGTGTTTAGCATCACCGCTTTCATAATAGAACTCAAAGGCAAAAGTGCCTGGACTCTCCGGGGGACATGTAGGCTTCCAGATTATGCAAAATTTAGTTAACCTAACAAATGATTTGGCATCTGACCCCATACTACCCATTATTCTACGAACTACCCCTAACCTTTTGACAGCAGCTGTCTTGACGGGGAGAGCAATGTCCATCCCATCTTTGGACAATTTTTTGTCTTTCATGGAAAAACTTCGGAGATCAGCCATCTTGGTTGTTGGGTTTTTATTAAAATATAACATGATCAAAATAAACAAAAGTGCTACACACGATAGTAAATAAGAAACACATAATAACATGATAGCAATCACAGATTTTAGAACCTCATCCGGATACACCAGGTGGTGATTTGGGTGTGCCCGCCGGTCATGGGCCATCGACCACAACCCTGCAATAGTTGCGGCGACTTGGATACTACACAGCTTATTTGGTCCCAGTGGATTTACCATGACGAATTAAATACGTTTCCCTGAGTACAATGCATATGCATGCTTGTCCTTCGCCACCCTGTCTGCAACTATTGGGGTGCCTGCAGTCTCTCCTAATGTAGTCATCACTGCCACAGCGATGGGGTCTAGTGTCTTCATAAAGTTAAACGCTCTCTCCACGGTGTTCGGGTTGGCTATGTCATTATATATGTTTGAGTAACCTATATAATTGTGCAAATACATCATGAGGCTAGACGCTCTCTCTTTAGAAGACTTTCCATCGTATGCAGTTAAACAGAATGTCACTATCTCATCACTATTTAGATCGCTTATAGAGGTTTTCTTGTTTAATCGTTTTGATATCTCATCAAACCTCTGCACGACATCTATTAGAGTATTAGCTGTTGATAAAAGCCCAGATGACACAGTAGGAAGCTGTTTCTTGGCAAAGTTAGCATCTTGAATCTCACTACTCCTGACAGCATCATTATAACCTGCAGAGTACCATAAGATGGCCCTTGATTCATATAACCCAATGTTTTCAGTATTCTGAATATTGGACTTATCTAGAGCATGAGTGACAGACTCATAAGTCACTGAAGCTCCGTTATTCTTTAATTGATTGGTGATGTCTTGTATAAGCTTTTGTTCCGGAGGAACAGGAGGCATGGTTTCAGGAGAGTGAGGTGGAGAGTCAGATGGAGTGGTTATGAAATCCTGGAGGGAACCTGGATGAATATCCTCGTATTTATCAGAGTTATTTATTCTATCTGTGATAGCTTGTGGGGATATGTTGGAGGTCTTTTCTGCGTTTTGATCTGAAATGGGAGAGGATAGCTTTTGTTTCTTGTCTGCTCGAGTGTACGGTTTGCTACTCACTCTGTCTTCCGACCTAGTGGATTTCCTATTCATTTTTTCATATCGAGGGGGTGTTGGGTTTTTATTAACTTATCGCAGAGATGGTGTAGGGGCGGCGTGTGTGCTCTGCCTATTAGTTGCCCCACTCACCGTGGTTACATTCATACATCAGGTCATATATATCAGAGTCATTATCCTCATAAGATGGATAGTATCGATGGTCAGTGTAATCATAGTACGTCCATGACTCTGTGCTTTCTGTGTCAGATGGCTGGTTTTCGTCTTCTTGACTTTGCCTGGGGTAGGACTGGTTGATGGGATCTGGTTTCTCTTTTTCTGATAGCAGATTGTCTACCATTCTACACATCTCGATGAATATTTCATCCCCCTGATTGCCTGGCTTGTCTGGTGCGGTTGTGGTGTTGCGTGAGGCACTCATGGTGTGTTGGGTTTTTATTAAAGGAGGAACAGTACACCAGGATAGATAACATAACATGCATTAAACACCAAATTCAAACCAAATATTACATGATCATGCATTACACCAGCACACTTACAGACTGTCGAGGTATCCACCTTTCTCCAGGGCTGCTGCTGCGGAGCCTGGATCTGCAGAGACCGATGGCTGGGGTTCCTCGACTCTTCCATCGACAACCATTTCCTCTGCTTGGGGGGCTGCCGGGGCAGGTGCGGCTCTCTTCGCGGACGGTGTCGCTGTTTCCTGGGCGGGCCTCTTCATTGGTCTGTGCGGGTTGCTCATCCTCATTACCACTCCGACACCCTCTCCTGATAATCCCTCCAAACCTTCATACACCATGTGGAAATTATCTGCCATCTTCTCAAAGTATGCTGATGTAGACGGGTTGTTCTTGAGAGCCTCCAGGACCTTGATATTCTTAGGATTGGCATAAGCAGGACCTGTGACCAAACCTTCTTTCTCCATAATGCATGCTATCAAGTATATGAATTTTGCGTTTCGACTTGCACTCAGATTCACAAAGTATGATTGATCCACATACTTTGCATATTTCCAGTGGTAGTCAGTGACTCTCTCGGGAGGCAAGTCTAGTTTCTGAACGATGTTTACAATAGTTTTTATTGTAGTGACAGCATCAGGTATTTCTATGGCTCTGAGGAATTTGGCAGGGGTGATAGCAGGCAGTCCTGCAAGTGTAGTTAACAGCATCTTGTAAACTTGCATTCCCCTCATCTCAGCATGTTGATATATCAAATACCGCATGAACCCATGGTTCTTGTCAGAGCGAGGGACTGTGGTCTCAGCTTGACCTAACATCCATGAGAGGGTTTGAGAAGCAGCAGTGTACGTATCTAGCCCCTGAATGATCTGCATGAGAGACTGAGTGGGTGGTGCAAAATCATTGACCGCCTGAGATTGGACACCATAGAATCTTCCGAAATTTGCCTTCAATGTGGTCAGTGATCTTTGAAATGATTCCACTGTTTTGGCAATAAGCCTAAGTAATGCCATGCAGATATATGGCCCTGACACCGCTACATCAGATGCACTTGGGGGCTGTCTAGGGGCCTGAGCTACTCCTCCTGCAGGGATGGTTATGCTGGCGGCTGCGGTCTGCAACTCCCCCCCTGATAGTTTGACATTGTCTAGTGCCGATTTGACTATACCCTCCTTGCCTTCCGGATATTGACGGGCTTTGGACAGCAATCTGTCAGATGACTTTTCAATATTCTTTATCTGGAAAGCAATGCGGAATATCATAGCTATTTCCTTTTCGGTCAATGTGCTCTTTTCTATACTATCCATTAAGCTAATGAATGATGTGGCAATGTCCGTGCTTTCCATAGGGCTGAGATCATATAATGATGTGATTTTGGACAGATAATCATTGTAGGTGTACTCCACCTGCACGGCCTTGCCCCCTGCGGAGGGAATATGCTCTCTAGAATCCCATTCTGAGTACTTAACCTCATTAGACAACAAAGCAAGTGCATCGTTAACATTCATGATTAAAATATGATAAGATATTACAAATATCTTTTCTCTCAATGATGACAATATAAGTGAATTCTATATATATGTTGTTGGGTTTTATTTAATAGTCATATTATCTGGCTGTCGGACTGGTCACCTGGTGATGGGCTTGTTGAGAGGATGGCTCTGCGAAGATCACAGATCTGAAGAATGCAATCACAATGACCGTAACCCTATGTTACATTCTATCTCAATAACGTGCCTCCCAGTCTCATGGTTGCCACATTTGGGTCATTACACCTTGTGGGGGTGTGT